GTATATCAATAACGCAGAAGACACTCAACTCGTTGAATTGTATAACTCAATCTCAGACAATGAGGCAGTATACAATGAAGAATCATCGAGCATTCTCATCAAGACTCCAGACACTGCTGAGATCATAGCAGACGCTGAACAAGCCGAGGCACCAGAAGAAGAAGTGGTGCAGGAAAAAGAGCCAGAAACGGAACAGCAAACGGTCGAGGACGAAGACACACATGAAACAGATAATTCAGAAGAGCAGACAGAATACACAGATGAGTTAAGCGAAGGCAAAGGCGAACCCATCACAGAAGAACAATTTGAAAAATTAGCCGAGAAAAAAGACGCTTGTTACCACAAGGTAAAAGCAAGATACAAAGTATGGCCATCGGCCTACGCCTCAGGAGCACTTGTTAAGTGCCGTAAAGTTGGCGCCGCCAATTGGGGAAATAAATCAAAAAAATAAATGAAAGCACACGAGTTCATAGCAGAAGGCACAAGATGCTGGAAAGGTTATGAAAAGAAAGGCATGAAAACTCTGTTCGGAAAGAGAGTGCCCAACTGTGTGAAAAAAGAAGATATAGATTTTTGTATCAACTGTGGAGAACTGATGTTTTCAGAGTCACTAACGGAAGACCTGAAGAAATGGTTCAAGCAGAAATGGGTGCGTTTTGGTCCGAAAGGAAAAATACGTGGCTCATGCGGTGGTAGGTCAAAAGGAGAAGGCAAGCCAAAATGTTTGCCCGCCAAGAAAGCCTACGCACTAGGAAAAAAAGGTAGAGCGTCTGCGGCGGCTAGGAAACGAAGACAGGATCCAAATCCTGATCGAAAAGGAAAGGCAAAAAATGTCGCAACAAAGAAAAAAGAAAACTAAGAGAAACTACCCAAAAGAAATTACAACTTACGATCCCAAGATACACATAAGGACAGGAAGTGGTTACCATATGAAACGTACTGCACCTCAAGGTGATATGTCGGGCGCTCAATTAAAAAAAATTTTTTTTAAGGATTAACTAAATTACTAGATGTTGAAGATAGGTGTCTATGGACCAGGTGATTCCGAGGCAAGGACTTTCTTAAACCTTAACCTCACAAAATACCACAAAGTAAAAGATCTCAACGATGCTGATCTAATTTTTAGCATTGGTTCGACACCAGCAGACAGCATTGTGCACGGCAACCAACTAGTGCTTGAAGTTTTTCACAACTATGACGATCAAGTAAACAAGATAAATCAAAGCACTGTGCCAGGATGTGACTACATAACCAATGCTGTTGACACATCTGTCGAAAACCCCGGGATCCATTCGGTAGATTTCCTGTTCAATAGAACAAAGGCGTATTACACAGATTCAGACATAGTCGAAGATGACTCATGGTACTACATGGCAAACTGCTACAAATTACGTCCCATAGTGGACAAACCACTGGCATCCAAAATATATCTAGCACCAAACAAGACATACAAAGAATGGAGGCATGTGAGACGTTGCAAGTACAGGACAAAAATTTTTGAAACACTCAAAGCACAGTTCCTGTCCAGTGGCTACATAGGCAATCCTGAAGATTCCAAGTTCACCCTGTACTCGGAGATAGATCTGCCGACTATGGCTAACATAGAAGATTTGACCTCCACACACAAAAAGATGCCACAGAGTTACTATCATTACAAGCCACCACACAGCCTGTACTACCAAAACACTTTTATCTCGATATACGGCGAGACAGCGGAAACGGGCAATAGCACAATAGTCACAGAAAAGACCTATGATCCTTTGTTGAAAGGTCATTTTATCATGCCATTCAGTACAGTTAATTTCATAAATCACTTGAAATCCCTTGGTTTCCTATTTCCCAAATTCATTGACTACTCGTATGATTCCATACGTGATGATGACAAAAGATACGACGCATATGAAAAAGAAGTTTTAAGACTATGCTCGATTCCTCTTGCACAGTGGCGTTTGATTCACGGAGAACACAGATCTCTACTGCGACACAATCAAGATTTGTTCACTAGCAAACCCTACGACACGATCAACTTGGAAAAATTTTTAAAATAAATACAGATAGGGTAGTGAATGAGATCATAGAAGGAAGATTTGACCCCTATCAAAACAAGGCGATTTTTTTCGCGGGCGGTGCCGGATCTGGAAAAACGTTTGTGGCAAGGAAATTGGCTTCTGTGTTCTATGGTTTAAAACAGGTCAATCCCGACGCGGCTCTCAAGATCTTGATGAGAAGAAAAGGCTTAGACCTTACCATGCCAGACAGAGAAAAAAGTCAAAGAGAACCAATGAGACAAATCTCCAAACAGATTGCTGGAAAACAACAACAGATGTACACAAAGTCGGGCCTTGGCATGTTGATTGACACAACAGGCAGGTCATATAAAAGAATATCAGACACGAAACAAGAACTAGAACAACAAGGTTATGACACAGCAATGATTTTTGTTAAAGCAGACATTGAAACACAAATAAAAAGGAACAGGCAGAGGGAGAGACAGGTTCCAGACGATGTCATCAAAAAAAATTACGAGCAAATAAGGCAAAACTTGGGCAGATACTCCAGGTTGTTTGGTGCAGATTTGTTTGTAATCGACAATTCAGAATCTATGATGAAGCAAGTGGACGACCAAATCTCCAAAATAGAATCACGTTTAAAGAAGTTCTTGAAGGCATAATGGTAATTTTTAAATAAATAGGTATATGAGCGATCTCGTAAGTCCACTTTTCTCTTATCGTCAGTACGTTAATGACAAAGAAAAACAGTCTCAGACCGGCACTGTAGATAGTGCTGTGCAGAAGCAGAGTCCAACAAGCGCAGGTTCTAGAGGTCTTAGAAAAGTACACGATTTCATAGACGAGCCTGTACACATGATGGGTGAATCCATAACAATGGAAGACATCAAGACATTGATCACCAAGATCGATATCCTCCAATCAAAATAAATTAATTGATATCTAAATCAAGACTGCCACGTTCATCCATCCTGATTTTATTTTTGTAAGTGCCTGTCTCAGTGAACTTGTGATTTTTAATCCTGCTGTTTATGTAAAATTGTGTGTATGGACCCGTAGTGACTCGATCCAATTTGGTAAAAGAGCCAATCCATGTACCCCGTTCCAATACGCTGTTGGCGATATTAACATAGGCACCAGTAAACACATGTTCTTTTAACGTGGAGAAACCATGTCCTATTATTGTGTAATGATTTATTGTGCAGAAATCCCCTATGAAAGATGGCCCTGTTATCAATGCGGTTGGACAAACAAGGACTCCTCTGCCTAAATCGACTTCGTCGTGCACAAAGGATTGATTGCTTACCAAACTGACAAAATTAGGATTCTCAACTTTTTGCCGGATGCAGTCGATCAATTTTAGTTTGAAACCCAAGAAACCGGCTGAACAGAAATATTGATGGGCATCAAGTTCCTGAGCGGTTTTCTTTTGTAACTCTTCCATACTCACTACCTCGACCTGTGTCTGTTTCTTGATACTATGATATAGTTCTCTATTCCAGGTAGTATTTCCTACCAAATACAATGGTTTTCCGGAATCATATTTTACAGTGTAGGTAAACATTCTAAATAATTATCTGTACTTTCACCAAGACAACAATTATGAATATACTAAAAAATATCTTAGAAAATGATCCTTCTAGCACTGCTTATATAAGCGACGACGAAGTGATCACTTATGGCCAATTAAAACAGCAATTCTTGACATTCTATCACTTTCTTAAACAAAAACAGATCGATAGTAGACATCATGTCATGCTAGTTTTAGAAGACACATATAAATTCCCTGCTATGGTCTTGGCCTGTTTCGCTAGAGGAGTAAAATTTTATGTGCCTAGTCCTACATTTAGCCTACAAAACCTGCAGGCACTTGTGGCAAAGACACACACTGCACACGTCTTCTACAATCAAGACAACACAAAGGTAAAAAACCTCGAAGGTGTCGAGATACACGACTTAAGAAACATCGACAAGGTAGACAGCATTGGATATGAAACTTATGCGTTTAGAGAAAAAGAGACTGCAATGTATTTGAACACAACAGGATCGACCGGTGAACCAAAACTGATACCTCACACAATGGTCAGCATTATCAACTACGCCAAATATTTCTCCAGTGCTTTGGGTATACAAAAACCTACCACGCTGTACTGCATTCCAAAGATATGCTTTGGTCATGGTTTTGGAATTTCGTTGCTTGTAAATCTTTACACAGGTTCTAGAGCCATAATTTACAGCGACTCTCCAACGCCACAAAAGATAGAAAAAGTTTTCAACCTTTACCAACCCAAGTACCTGTTCATGGTGCCTGTAATAGCCAACATGCTGGTGAAAAAGAAAAGGAAAATAGATTTTTCCATGCTTGAAATGGCAGTGTGTTCAAGTGATTTCTTGCCGGACGTACTTCAAAAGAAGTTTTTTGAATTATACGGAAAAACACTTCTCAACATGATAGGTCAGAGCGAATGTTTCAGTTACTACACTATAGCCAAGGACACAGATTACGCCCATGGTAGTATAGGAAAACCTTTGCCTGAGGTAGAGGTAAAAATTATAAATGGATCAAAAGTTTGTGAACCAGGTGAAATTGGTGATTTGCACGTAAGGACGCCTTACAACGCTGTGGAATATCTCGGAGAAGATATCAAAACAAAAGACACATTCAACGACGGTTGGGTCAAAACTCGAGATCGAGCAAGCCTAGGAGCGGATGGTTCGCTTTTTTACAAAGGAAGGATAGATAACCTCATGAAGGTAAAAAGTTTGTTCGTGAATCCTTTGGAGATAGAATCGGCATTTTTGGCGATGGAAGGTATAGATGATGTGTTGATAGAAACGTTCAATGACGAAAACGGAATTGCCAATCTTCAGGCAAAAGTGGTTGTCAGTAAGAAATTAGATACCATGGAGATAAAACATGCGGTGGGTGGCTCCCTTGACAGCCACAAAATTCCAAAAAAAATTATTTTTGTGGACAACATCTTACGAACATGGAACGGAAAAAAAATTAGACAAATAAAAGGAGAGAAATGATTATGAGCATTCCATATTGGGCAATCTTAATATTTTTAGTAATAAATGTTTCCATACTGTACACAGTAAGGAAAAAACAAAGTGTTAATGACTTTTTTATAGGAAACAGACAAATGTCTTGGCTGGCGATAGCAGTGTCAATAGCGGCCACAAGTTTTTGGGCAAACAGTGTGTTTTTTGTAACGACCTTCAGTGAAACAAATGGCCTACCCGGAGCATTGTATTTCACTCTGGGTGTCACTCTCCCGGTTCTAGTGGCCGGCACATTGGGTTATCATATCGCAAAGCACATACAATATCAGAGTTTTTACAACATGAATGACTATGTTGAGGCCAAAACTTCAGGCCAATTGGCAAACATGTTCGCGTTTGTGTATGGCTTGGCAACTCTATACAACCTAACATCAAATCTCACAGCCTTTGGCATAATCGGTGAATACTTTCCAAACATCAACTACTCTATTATCACTCTGGTTTTGATAATCACAGTGTGTGCTTACACCATGTTCGGCGGATTCAGGGCAACAGTTAGGACAGACATAGTTCAATTGTTACTACTGTTGATAGGAGGCGGAGTGACCGGTTTGATCATAAGTTATCAAAATTCATCGCCCACCGAGGTCATCCAGACTATTGCGGATGTCAAGCAGTTTAATTTCATAGACTCGGTACCGTTTACAGAGATCTTTCTAACAGTGTTTCTTATAATAATAGGATCGGCGTTGTGCGACAACGCTCATTACCAACGTATCTTTGCGTTGGGCAACAGGAAAAACATCGTCAAAGCATTCGGAGTAGGCACCGCAATCTACATTATAGCAGTGTTAGGATTTGCCCTTTTATCATGGACTACAATCAGCAATGGACTTTCGATTGAGACATATGTTCATGGGGTAATGAACAATGTTGAACAAAATGCTGGACTCATTGCAATGATATTTTTCGTAACGTGTTTGCTGTGTGCTTCGGCCAGCAGTATGGACAGTGCCCTGCACAGTATAGGATCTATCATTGGAAGGAAATTCAAGAAATCGGTCAATCAAAAAATGTTCGCCAGAATTGCCATGATTGTCTTCTGCGTGATGGCCTACACACTGGTACAGATGAAGATCGACCTTTGGGTGCTGTTGACAACATTTGGTGCGGTGAGGCTTAGTTTGGTTATCCCAACCCTGTACATCGTTTTCAGTAAAAAACACCTAGACTGGAAAATGCTGGCCACATCAATCGTGTTGGCAATCGCTGTTGGTTTTTATCTACAGACATTGGACATTTCCAAATTTACCTTGGTTTGGGTATCAATGGTTACTCCATTGGCGGTAATACTGCCTTACAGGATTTTTTGGTTTGCTAAACACAAAAAAAATGTTAAACTAAAGTAATTTTAACAAAAGGATCAAAAAAAATGAGTGTTAGAAATTTTAACGATGCGGAAAAACAAAAACTGATACAACTTATCAGAGAAGGATCACAAGTTCTTGGTGAGATAGATGACCTAAGGGGAGGTCTAAAAGACACCGTGAAAGCGGTAGCCGAAGAACTTGAAGTCAAACCCGGAATAATAAACAAAGCAATCAGTATCGCACACAAAGATACCTACAAAAATGTTGCCGATGACATGGATCTATTAGATTCTATTTTAACGGCGGCTGGCAAAATTTAGTGTATGGCAAGATTCTTAGATTCTGGCAGAAAAGTTACAACAGTGATCGCACTGCTTTTGCGTTTGAACTAATAAGTTTTGTATTCACAGTTGGCGCCAGTCTCACATTGGCCATAACAGCATCAAGCCCCGACATGACTATCATATATCCGGGGTTCTTCGTAGGAGCAGTCACACAGTGCTATGCGGCATATAGGCGAAACGCCGCCTTTGTGATGATGATTACCGGATATTTTTCGATAATAAATGTATATGGTTATGGCGTGGCAAGTTTTTGGTGGTGATAGATTATGAAAAATCAATTTCTGTTTTTAGGCGGAAGCACCGGGAAGACCGTACACGATTCATTTGACACAATTTTTTCCCTGTCAAACAAAAAAGATTACGAACCAACCAACCTGTCTCTCGACGGAGCGGGCAATTACTTTATCGCAGGCAGTTTTTTTGATTACTTGAATCGTATAGGAAAACCCAAATACGTTTTTTTCAAATTCACTGGCTTGAACAGGATAGATCTACCTTTTGACAAAAAAGTTGAGTTAAAAGATTATCCCTATCAATCGATGTGGCACGAAAATAACCAAGAAGTAAAATCCCTCGACAAAACTTGGGTAGCCAGTGGTGGCTACACAGGAGCATGGATGATGTCTTCTTTGTTGAAGAAAATTTTTTCATACATGTATGACCTAAAGGACGATAATGGCACAAACTTACAATCCTTCCAGCAGATTGCGTCTTGTCTCTATACCTGCGAAAATCTAAAAATCCCTCACAATTGGACTTTCTACTATGACATCTGCCACCCACCATCGGCAAACAGTAAAAAAGATGGGCACGTCAAAAAAATTCCTTGGTTTATATCCACTGAAAATATGCTTGAAATTGCACCTTTGAATTATGCCTATGATATAGGAAAACCTCCACAAGATGGAAATCATTATTCTAAAGATTTATTCGAAGAATACTTGAAAGAAAAAGTGATTTATAATACAATAAAGAATACATTGGATAAAATATGAAATTAATTGTGTTTGGGGATAGTTTTGCCGCAGACCAGAGCGGATGGCCATCTATGATAGGAATAGATACAATCAACCTGGCCAAAAAGGGCATAGGAGAATACAAGATATTCAAAAAGGTAATGGAGGAAAAATCAGACATACGGAAAATTATATGTCATACGTCGCCATGGAGGATACACACTAGAGTACATCCTGTACACAAATTTAACAGTGAAAGAAGAGAAAACGATTTCATGCTGAAAGATGTCGAATATCACAGCAAACACAACAACGAAATGGCCACGGTTCAGGAGTACATAAAGAAATATTATGATCCTGTATTCCAATTGGACATCTATAATTTACTTGTTGAAAAACTGTTGTTACTTGCTGATTGTTTACACATTACTTTTCACGAACCAGAGGACACGGCACAGATCAAAAACAATTTTAATACAATATGGAAAAAAAATACCGGGAACATAAACCACATGTCTTTGGAAGGTAATCAAAAAGTGGCTGAACAGGTTATGAAATTATTATGAGTTACATAGACGCATACTTTAAAAGAGACGAGGACAAGGTCTACGTCGTAGAACGTGATCCAAAAAAGGGGCGTGTGTTTGTAGAATACGACGCAAGGTATGTTTTTTACTATCCAGATTCCAGAGGAAAACATAGATCAATACACGGCGAAAAATTACAAAAAATTCAGACGGCCACCTACAAGGAATTCATAAAAGAACAGAAGATCAGATCAAACAAAAAACTATACGAACAGGATATAAATCCTGTTTTCAGATGCCTAGAAGACAATTACCTGGGCAAAGATGCGCCCAAACTAAACGTGATGTTTTTTGACATCGAGGTGGACTTCGATCCAGAACGTGGGTATTCTACCACCGACGATCCTTTCATGCCAATCACAGCAATTACCTGCTACATGAACTGGACCGACCAATTGGTGACGTTCGCTGTGCCTCCCAAAGGCATGAACATGGCGTCGGCAAAAATGGCCGTTGAGAGATTTGACAACGTGATGTTGTTTGACAAAGAAAAAGACATGTTGGACGCTTTTCTTCAGTTGATAGAAGATGCTGACATATTGTCGGGTTGGAACTCAGAGGGATACGATATCCCATACACTGTGGGTAGGATACAGAAAGTGCTGAGTTCAGATGACACAAGAAGGTTATGCTTCTGGGGGGAGAAACCAAGAAAAAGGACATTCGAAAAATATGGCCGAGAACAGATATCATATGATTTGATCGGAAGAGTACATCTCGATCTTTTAGAACTTTACAGGAAATACACTTATGAAGAAAGACACAGTTACAGATTAGATGCTATTGGCGACCATGAGTTGGGAGAAAAGAAAACTGTTTACGAAGGATCGTTGGATGCTCTTTACAACAACGACTTTGGATTGTTCATAGAATACAACAGGCAGGATACTGCGCTGTTGGCAAAATTAGAGAAGAAACTGAAGTTCATAGAGTTGGCCAACGAGATCGCACACCAGAACACAGTGTTGCTACAGACAACGATGGGTGCGGTAGCAGTGACAGAACAGGCCATAGTAAATGAGGCGCACAGGCGTGGCATGATTGTGCCTGGTAGAGTAAGAAGAGCAGAGGGAGAATCCACGGCGGCGGCGGGAGCATACGTGGCCACACCAAAAAAAGGACTGCACGATTGGATCGGAGCAATCGACATCAACAGTCTGTATCCTAGTGTGATTAGAGCACTAAACATGGGGCCAGAAAGCATCGTGGGACAATGTCGTCCTGTGATCACGTCAGCAGAAATAAACAGAGCCAAACACGCCAAGAAATCATTCGCTCAGGCATGGGATAGCCAGTTTGGATCATGGGAATACCAAGCAGTAATGAATAGAGAAAAAGGCACGGAGATAATAGTGGACTGGGAAGACGGCACATCTGTAAAGATGTCAGCGGCACAACTATATGACGTGATTTTCGACGGCAACAATCAATGGATGTTATCGGCGAATGGTACCATATTCACATATGAATTCGAAGCGATCATTCCGGGATTATTAAAGCGTTGGTATGCTGAGAGAAAAGATATGCAGAAAAAAATGCATGAATGCGGAGACAACGAGATCGAGCGAGAGTTCTGGGATAAAAGGCAGTTGGTCAAAAAGATTAATCTAAACAGTCTGTATGGTGCTATCCTGAATCCTGGTTGTAGATTTTTTGACATGAGAATAGGACAATCGGTCACTTTGACAGGCAGGTGCATCACCCGACACATGGCGGCAAAGACCAACGAGATAGTCACTGGTTCCTATAACCACAAAGGTGATTCAATCATATACGGTGACACTGATTCTGTTTACTTTTCAGCATTCAAACCATTACAAAAAGAAATTGAAGCAGGCAAGATACCATGGGAGAAAGACAATGTCGTGACTCTTTATGACAGAATAGCAGAAGAGGTAAATTTGTCATTCACGTCATTTATGACAAAAGCATTTCATTGTCCCAAGACAAGGGGTGAAGTGATCAAAGGAGGTAGGGAAATGGTTGCTTCTAAAGGCTTGTTTATCACCAAAAAAAGATACGCTGTGTTATATTATGACAAAGAAGGACAACGGGTTGACACCGCAGGAAGCAATGGTAAAATGAAAGCAATGGGGCTGGATTTGAAAAGATCAGACACTCCTGTATTTGTGCAAGACTTTTTGTCAGAACTACTAATGATGGTGTTGACAAACAATACGGAACAACAGGTATTAGACAGAATCAAAGAATTCAGATCCGAATTTAAAGCACGTCCAGGATGGGAAAAAGGTTCTCCAAAACGTGCCAACAACGTTACTGATTATTGGGAAAAGGAAAAGAAAGCGGGCAGGGCCAACATGCCAGGACACGTTAGAGCCTCAATAAATTGGAACAACTGCAGGTTAATGTATGGAGACAAATACTCTATGATAATCACAGATGGAGCAAAAGTGATCGTATGTAAATTAAAAAACAATCCATTGGGTTATACATCGATAGCATATCCTGTTGATGAGATGAGACTGCCGGAATGGTTTAAAGAAATGCCTTTTGACACAGATGCCATGGAAGAGACAATCCTTGATCAGAAAATAGACAATCTGATCGGTGTGCTGAACTGGGACCTTCAGTCAACAGAAACTAAAAATACTTTTAACAAACTTTTTGAATAACATGTTAAGCATACAAGAACTCAAATTGCTGAAAGACAAAATTAAGAGGATCAAAAAAGAGAATTGGAAAGAATACATAGAAAATTTTGAGAAATTGCTCGAAGATCTGATTCAAACAGTGGACGGCTACAATCAGGCACAAATACAGGTATATAAAAAAAGCAAGACCTGGTTTGAAAAGGACCTCGAGTGGAGAGAAAATCATAAGGAATTTATAATAGACGAATTGTTTACAAAAACTGTCTGTTCAAAAATAAACCAGTTTGGAAAAATGGGCCAACTTGCCAACACTGCCAGTGCGTTGGAAATAGGGCCTGGTTACGGAAGATTCACGAGAAACCTTTCAATATGGCGAACCATATACTGCTTGGATAT